GGTGTGGGAGGTGCGATTACGGGTCGCGGTGCTGACCTTCTCATTATTGATGACCCGCATTCGGAACAGGACGCCCTTTCGGAAACGGCACTCGAACATGCCTACGAGTGGTACACCTCTGGACCCCGTCAGCGTCTACAACCGGGCGGGTCTATTGTAATCGTAATGACGCGTTGGTCCCTCAAGGACCTTACAGGAAAATTAATCAAGGCCCAGGGGTCGGATATTATGTCTGACCAGTGGGATCTCGTGGAGTTCCCCGCCATACTTCCGAGCGGCAACATCCTGTGGCCTGAGTTCTGGAACAAGGACGAGTTGCTCCGGGTCAAGGCTTCGCTCTCACTCAGCAAGTGGAATGCACAGTGGCAGCAGAACCCGACAGCCGAGGAAGGGGCGATCATAAAGAAGGAGTGGTGGAACAAGTGGGAGAAGGACACCACCCCTGTCGTGAGTTACATCATGCAGAGCTACGACACGGCGTTCTCGAAAAAGGAAACTGCCGACTACTCGGCCATTACCACGTGGGGGGTGTTTCACCCGGAGGAGGGAGGAGCGGACAACATCATACTTATGGACGCGCAGCGCGGACGGTGGGACTTCCCCGAGCTCAAGGCAAAAGCGTTGAAGGAATACAAGTACTGGGAACCGGACATGGTACTCATCGAGGCGAAGGCCACAGGCACACCGCTCACCGACGAGTTGCGAACCATGGGGATTCCTGTGGTGAATTACACCCCAAGCAAGGGGAAGGACAAGCACACCAGGATGCATATGGTCGCGCCGATATTCGAGTCTGGGAAAGTGTGGGCGCCGGAGAAAAAGTTCTCGGAGGAGGTAATCGACGAGTGCGCTGCGTTCCCAAACGGGGACTACGACGATTACTGCGACTCGATGTCGATGGCACTCATTAGATACCGTAAGGGGGGTTTCGTTCGTCTTGACAGTGACGAGGAAGATGACGACCCTGTGTACAAACCAACCCCTCGTACATACTATTAGGAGTAATGCATGGTTGCATGGATTCAACATCGCATTTCTGAGCCTTCAACCTGGGCCGCTGTGGGCGCGGGTCTTATAGGCATCGGAGTTGTTTGGACACAACCTATGGCAGTTATGGCGGGTATCGTCGTAGCTGTGGTTGGGTTGATTCTAAGGGAGAAAGGCGGCTCCTGATGGAGACCGTATTCTTTCTTGCCATCATAACAGTGTGCCCAATCTCGGTGGGGAATTGTACTTCCGCCGACGATTGGGTGCGCTACATTTCGCCGCCGTTTGAGGTTGAACGTCACATGCTTCAGCAAGCAAATGTTATGAATAAAATGTGTACAGGAGAATTGGCAAAGTTGCGTTTATCAGTAGAGATAGAGGGATCCATAAGTAATCTCTGCGTAAATGAGGAAATCTGGCGCCAAACTCATCCAGAGCATGACTAGATGCCCAACGAGATATCGTTTGTTACACAATACTGGCAACAGGTCATGGGCCTATTGGCCCTGGTAGTGGTTGCCGTGAAGCTTTCCTCGAGTGTAAAAGAGTTGCGGAAAGACGTGGACGATATAGTATCGAGGAACACGTTTGTGGAGACAACAAAATTAAGAGCTCAAGTGGACATGCACGAGAAGCAGATTAGCGCGATATGGCAATACACCAACAAGTTGCGGGACATGATTAACGGGAGAGGCAAGTAATGCCCATAGCTGCACTCCTTCCAAGTCTTTTACCAGTGGTAGGGGACGTACTGGATCGTTTCTTTCCAAACAAAGAAGAGAAAGAAAAAGCGGCACGAGAAATCGAGGCGAAACTGGCCGAGCATTTGGCCAAGATCGATATAGCGCAGCTAGAGGTCAACAAACAGGAAGCAGCGCATCGAAGCATGTTTGTGGCCGGTTGGCGCCCCTTTGTCGGATGGACTTGCGGCTTGGCTCTTTTCTATACATATGTGGCACAGCCTATAGCCATGTTCGTAATGGCGCAGACGGGGGATCTCGTGCAATTGCCACATCTTGATTTAAGTACCATGATGCCTGTGCTATTAGGTATGCTTGGATTAGGTGGACTCCGCACCTACGAGAAATTCAAGGGAGTGACTAAATAATGGCGAATGGTCGTTCAGCAATGGTCGATAGCGCAATCCCGTCGCAGGGAATGCCTTTGGGTGGCGCAACAGAAGAAGAGATCGAAGTCGAAGAGATTCAAGAACCAACAGGAATGGAGGAACAGGAAGACGGTTCCGTGGTTCTTAATTTTGAGGAAATAATTCAGGAGGAACTTCAGGCCGAGCCGGACGCCAATCTTGCAGAGATAGTGGACGAACGCATCCTTATGGAAATTTCCAGTGAGATGCTGGCTTTTTACGAAGACGACAGGTCCAGCCGCCAGGAGTGGGAGAACGCCTATACCGATGGTTTGGAACTTTTAGGAATCAAGTACGAGGAACGGGAAGAACCGTTCCGTGGTTCAAGCGGCGTTACCCATCCCCTTATTGCAGAAGCTGTAACCCAGTTCCAAGCACAGGCTTACAAGGAGCTTTTGCCGAGTTCCGGTCCTGTGCGGACACAGATCGTGGGGTCCTCCAGTCCTGAAACCGAAATGCAGGCGGAACGTGTCAAGGAGTTCATGAACTACCAGATAATCCATGTCATGGAGGAGTTCGACCCTGAGACAGACCGGCTGCTGTTTTATCTTCCTCTCGCTGGGAGTGCTTTCAAGAAGGTGTACTTCGACGATATCCTGGACCGTGCCGTAGCGCGGTTTGTCCCGGCGGACGATCTACTTGTTCCATACAACGCTGCGGATCTGTCGTCGGCATCGCGCATTACACATATCATTCGCATGAACGAGAACGACATCCGCAAGTTCCAAGCTGGGGGCTTTTACCGGGATATTGACTTAAAACCTTATGTAGGCGAAGACGAGCTCCGCGAGAAAGAGCGGGACTTGTCCGGCATCATGAAAACGTCAGATACTGACGATTGCACCTTACTGGAGATACATACGGATCTGGATCTGGCAGGGTTTGAGCATCGCAGTCCCCTCGATGGCGAACCAACCGGGATCAAGCTTCCTTATATAATTACTATTGACGAGGGAAGTTCCAAGGTTTTAGCCATTCGTCGCAACTGGAAAGAAGGCGACGAGTTCTATCGTAAGATCCAGTACTTTACTCACTACAAGTTTTTGCCCGGACTAGGCTTCTATGGCTTGGGACTGCTCCATATGATTGGGGGACTTGGGCGTTCTGCAACTTCCATCCTGAGACAATTAATTGATGCTGGCACATTGGCGAATCTTCCCGCTGGTTTTAAGGCTCGTGGCATCCGTATTCGTGATGCTGATGAACCTCTTTCTCCTGGTGAGTTTCGTGACATTGACGTTCCTGGCGGGGCTCTTAAAGAGAGCATTCTCCCTCTCCCGTATAAGGAACCGAGCCAGACGCTTATGGCTCTTCTTGGGTTTGTCGTAGACGCCGGACGGCGTTTTGCGGCAATTGCGGACTTACAGGTTGGTGATGGCAACCAGCAAGCCGCAGTAGGAACGACTGTCGCTCTTCTCGAGCGAGGGTCGAAGGTGATGTCAGCCATACACAAGCGGCTACACTATGCACAGAAAATTGAATTTAGGATGCTGGCCAGGGTGTTCGCTGAATCATTACCTCCTATGTACCCCTACAACGTATGGGGTGCCGAAGCCCTTATCAAACAGGCGGATTTCGATGAACGTGTCGATATTATACCAGTTTCTGACCCGAATATCTTCTCAATGTCTCAAAGACTTGCGCTGGCTCAGACGCAGCTTCAACTGGCCCAGACCAATCCGCAAATGCATAATTTGTTTGAAGCGTATCGTCGCATCTACCAAGCGATTGGGGTGCAGAACATTGAGGGGATATTACCAACGCCAAAGCCGCCGCAGCCAACGGATCCGGCTATAGAGAATGCCAAGTCCATTATTCAGGAGCTTCTTCAGGCGTTCCCGACGCAGGACCATGACGCTCATATTGCGGCTCATATGATGTTTATGAAGACGCCGATTCCAGCGTCTACGCCTCCTATATTTGCTCTTCTTCAGGCCCATATTTGTGAACATATAGCATTCAAGGCCAGAGGAGTAGTATCGGCGGAAATGATGATGGCGGATCAGCAAGCACAACAGATGGGGCAACAGGCACAACAAGTGGATGTGGAAGCTAGGGTGGCCGAGCTTATCGCTACTTACACGGAAGAGATTATGACAGCATTATTGCCGCCTGGTGAAGGTCAGGTTGACCCGCTGGTACAGTTGCGGGATAAGGAACTGGATATCAAGATCGCGGACATGGAGCGGAAAGCAACCGAGTTTGCGTCCAAGCAAGAGTTTGAGGAACGGCGAGAAGGGGAACGTCAGGATATTACCCGTGAGAAGATTGATTCTCAGGAAGATATCGCGTTACTCAGGGCCGATGTAAATCTGGAACGCATCGAGAAGATGGGTACTGGGGGAAGAGGAGAGTAAGATGGCTGATAAATGGATCCAAAAGGCTACTGACCGCATGAAAGCAAAAGGAACCGTGGGTTCCTTTAGTGCGGCAGCGAAACGTGCGGACAAGTCCACGGGAGCGTATGCCAGGGAAGTACTGGCGAACCCCGATGATTTCTCTGATACCACCCGTAAACGGGCGCAGTTTGCCAAGAACGTGAGCGGCTTCGCGGAAGGTGGAGCGGTGGACGTGACCTATGGGACAGAAGATGTTCCTATAGAATGGGGGCGCACTGAGATGGATTGGGAAAGCCATAAGCTTATCCGTGGAACGCAAGCCCAGGTCCGTGGTCGTTACTACAACGACAATGACGGAGAAGGCACTTTCTAATGTTTCACGTGAAACATTCGGAGTAAAGTCATGAAACGAAACCTGACTGCACAAGTTGCGGAACAGATGGATATCTCCAAGAAGGAGGCTGGAGGTCTTATGGCCAAGGCCAAGAAGGCCAACGATTTAGAAGGATTCCAAACTGGAGGACTTCACCCCGGAACTGGTGGTTTTGAGCCACAGAGGTACTTTGGTGCCGGTTATTTGAAACGTAACGATGGCGGTATCGCCAGAAAGACGAAGGTGTACTGATGCCTAGCAGAGCAACGATTGATTCCATAAACAAGCTGGCTCGGAATCCCAGAGCTACCCTTTCTCCCCGTGATGACTTACGGGTAGTTAATTTCATGGAGCGAAACGCTCCCCCTCCCATGCCTACAGAAGATGTAGTCCTGAACGAGTACGTTCAGATGAATGACGGCGGTATGGCCAAGAAAACGAAGGTGTACTAATGCCCGATAACGTATTATATGACTCTGAAAAAGCAGCGGATTCTTATGCAGCTTCCAAAACGGAAGAAACGGGCAACCAGTATTCCGTGTTCAAAGTAGAGGGTGGATGGGTTGTTAAGGAAGCTTACAACCCTGTAGGAGAATGGGAAGCAGCAGATGAGGCCGCAGGAATATCTACTCGCGCAACTGGCGGTATAGTCGATGAGCTAGGCTACATGCACGGTGGAATGGCCCACGGGAAACGGGATCCAATCAAGTATGCTTCAGGCGGTGCGGTTCGAGGGAAACGCTTCGTGGGTACTTTTTAGTGGAAGAAGTACTTTTTACCAAACGCTCGGATGCTGAAGATGAGGCGATTAGAGTAAACGGGCGAATAGAACCTGTCCGCGATCCAGAAGGTAATATAACCGGATTTAAAGTAATTCAGGCGGGGGTCGAATTAACTCTTTCTGAAAAATTAAGGGCTGCTGCGCAAGTTTCGCCAACCCCAGAAGGTGGGACCGATGCTTCTCTGAGGGCGACGCTGGGTGATAATATCGAACTCGC